TTTACCGTGACATCTGGTGTTGTTATTGGTTACCGCGCATAATGTCGCAGTTCCGATCCACTGGTGGGTTAGATGACTCGATTGCCGATGCTGGTGATCGTGGGTTCTATGGTGTAAACCGTAGGCTTCAGCTTAACCAGTTGGCGGAGGGTGAGGTAAGGGAGAGCCTTAACGGGCGGATGGAGGGTTACTGGAAGCCTCGTAAGGCTGTGGTAGCCCAGAAGACCAGTCTGACTACTGCAGGGACTCCGTTGAGGTTGCCATTCTTTGTGATCGATACGGACAAGGCAATTGCATCTGCGAGCAGGACATCAAATGTGGTGACCATTACCACAAGTTCCAATCATGGGTTGACCGGCACTGCTTATGTTACTCTTGGTAATACGGCCACGCCTGCAGTCCAACCTTTGACTGGAATATCTGCTGGATCTTTTTTGATGACGGTTACAGGGGTTAACACATTGACCTTTGCTAACAATGGTGCTGATGGGTCGCTTACTGTAGGTGCTACCGGGTACTTGCACTCACAGGTAAATGACAATGTGGTGTCTGATGTGCGCGCCTCATGTTTGTTCAGTAACCCAAATGAGAGCAATAAGGAATACATCCTTGTGGCGACCAATGCGGGGGTCAAGAAGATCGAAATGTCTAAGTTGGCTGACGCTGGTACGGCTGGGGTCACAGATTTGACCTTCCCTACTGGTATTACTTTGGATGCTGGGGTTGAGGTGTCGATGATACAGGTCTTCGATAAGGTAATCATCTTCCGTGGTGGGCAGTCTGCTCTGCAATGGGATGGGGTTAGCACACAGTTCTACAAGGTTCCCGGTGGCCCATACCAAGCAGGAAAGGATTACACTAAAAACAACAACATTGTAACCTCAGATGGCACTGCCACAATCACCATAGATGCCGGAGACCTACAGGAATCTACTGGAATTGCGGTGGGTGGTGGTGGAGCAACTATTGTCTTGCCACACTTTTTTGACGATGGATTTAAACCATCTGTATTAAATGACTTTTATAATGGGGCAACCCTTGTAATCTCTGGGACAACCTACACGGTTTCGGATTATGTTGGGGCAACAAGAACGCTGACACTTTCAACTGGTACATTTACCAGTGGCACAAATTATACATTCACGGCACTAAAAGACAACCCTTTCTCCATTGGACAATCATTAAGGCTTGCTCAGGCATCCGCCGTGTTTAAGGTTCTAAATGTTGGTGACATCTTGAATGTTTCTGGTCTTCCAACATACAATAAGTGGACATTTTTTACTACTGAGCCTAACGGTACTCACACAATTCACTACTCTCAACAAGAGTCTATTGGTCTTGGGTTTTCGTTTATGCCAGGCCCACCTTGGGCAACCTACTTCCAACGCCGCTTGTGGATGCCATACCTGTACGAAAACGGTGGCACATTGACGGTTTCGACTTACACTAGCCGTGGAATTGCTGACGAGATCATTGCTTCCGATATCTTGGACAGCAATACCTATGATCGGGTGCTGAACCAGTTCCGCATTTCTGGTGGTACTGCAGATTATGTGGTTGCGATGCACGGGTTCTATGACGATGCGTTGGTGGTAATGAATCGCAACAGCATCCATGCGGTTGTTGGCACTCAAGGAAGCCTTGCTGATACTGTGGTTAAAGAACTCACTAGCGAGGTTGGCTGCTTAGCCCGTAAATCTGTGGTAATGCAGTCCAATAACCTATTGTTTCTGTCTGACAATGGGGTATATGCCCTTACCTTCCTTAATGATTACAACCTTCGTGGTACGGAGGAACCGCTTTCAAAGAACATCCAGCCATATATTGACCGCATCAACGCTAGACTAGCTGGAAATTCTACTGCGGTTTATTACGACAACAGGTATTACCTTGCGGTTCCGCTGGATTCTGTAGCGGGAGCTGATGATGCACAGGGAAACAACGCTATTTTGGTATTCAATTTCTTGAATAAAGGCTGGGAGTCGCTCGACACCTACGGCAGTTCTGGGTTTTTAATTGCGGACTTTGTAACTGCTGGGGCTGGAGTGAGAAACAACCTGTACGCTGTGTCATCTAGCGGTGGAATCCATAAAATGGAGGCTACTGAATCTCCATCAGACAGCATTTCTGCTGAGTTTGGTAGTGCTACTATTGATTCTGAGCCAATTAACTCATCATTAACAACCCGTGGATACGATCTTGGAACCCAAGAACGCAAAAGGTTTACTGACTTTCAGACCCAAATGCAATCTTTCCCTGCTGGATCACCATCTACTTTTGATGTGTCATTTTCAACGGAAGATCCAGATAATGCCTTTCCCATTGGTAGCACTGACGCTTTAATTGGAGATTTATCTAATAGCAATAATGAAGAAGAAACAGCTAATGTTAGGGGTAGGCTTGGTGGTCTTCGTGGGTACACAGGTACTATGATCTTGACAAGAACAAGCGGCTCCCCCAAGGTGCATTCAGTTAAAATATCAGGAGCGGTTTCCAACCGCGCAATCATATCACAGAAATAAGTTATGCCAGTCGTTGATACAACTAGGACATTTACCAATAACGAGCAAATCACATCCACGAAGCTCAATGAGATCATGGATAATTCCCTGTTCGTATCTGGTGCTGTCGTGCCAAGTAGAGGCCTAGAAGTTACCGCAGGTGGTCAACTTCAAGTACCTAATAGTGGGATTACTACTGCTTTGCTTGAAAACTCAAGCACCACAAGTAATGGTGTAACTGCCGCTAAAATTGCCAACGGAGCTGTAATTACTGAGAAGATTTCTGATTCGGCCGTTACCACAATTAAACTTGCAAACTCAACTAGCTCAACAACAGGGGTTACTACTGCTAAAATAGCAGATTCCAATGTAACAACGGCCAAACTAGCCGATGCTAGTGTAGTCGCTGGAAAGTTAAGTGGGGCACAAACTGGAACTGCTCCAATTTTTGGGGTTAGGGCTTGGGTTAATTTTAACGGACAAGCAAACACTGACATTGCTGGCACATATGCAAGAACAAGTTCAACAACCGTTACCATTACAGCAACCGCACATGGGCTTATTGCTGGTCATGCAGCTTATCTTGACTTTACGGTTGGAACTGGAACCGCACCATTCGATGGCTTGTATTTGGTTGATTCCGTTACTGATGCAAACACATTCACGGTAATTAGTTCCACAACAACCACATCGACTGGTACAGCAACTCTTAAAAGAAAAACAATCCGCGGGTCTGGAAATGTGTCTAATGTTTCTGCTGCTTACTCTGGTGCAATCCCAGCAAGCCCACCAGCGTCAAACCAGACAATAGACAATGGGTATTATGTTCTTAACTTTGCTACCGCAACGCCAGATGCCAACTTTGCAATTTCTGGATCTTGCAATGAAAGTGGTGCGTTAGCTGCTGGATCTGGAAACGACATTATAAATGGATTTGGATATAATGAGAAGTGCGCATTTATCACAACAATAAGCATTTCCGGAAGTGCTGTAGACTGCTTGCACAACAGCGTTCAAATTATTAGATGAACCAGCACCTAGCTAAAGCAATAGCAATTTATGAACAAGAAGGTATCGACTTCCAGCAACTTCTCACATGGCACTTATGTCATGGCATTGTTGTTTGCGATATGGATTGTTTTGCTTTTGGCTTTAGTTCGTTCAGTTCAAACCCAAATCAAGCAGTCTATGTCGATGACGGAGATACATTGTTTGTCACATTCTCCACGGGAGATATGCGTGGAGCATTATCCAAATACATACAAAACTACGACTTTATTGCATTCCAACGCAGCTTCAAAGGTAGCGACCGCGTAAGAATCCACGACACCTACAAGTTTTATTCAAAGTTAAAAGAAAGTTAATCCAATGGGAAGTAAACCTAAATCAGTTCAAGCACCAGTTGCGAACTACTCAAAAGATATATCAAAAATGCTCGCGGCGTATCAAAAGTCGATGCCTGGCATTTTGTCGTTTGAGCAACAATATCGCCCACAGTTTCAAGACCTCAATCTTCAAGATGTTTCTCGGTTTGGACTTGGAATGCTTGGGATGTCTCCAGAGTTCACCCAACAGACGGCACAGCAACTTGGTGCGGCGCGTGAGGCTGAACTCGGTCAGATGACTGGACAAGCTGGGCTTACCCGTGGTTTAATGGCGGGTCTATCACCAGAACAGGCTAGCGCAGTACAACAGGCTCAACAAGAGTCACAACGGGCATATGCAGCCGCACAGGGAGTTACTCCAGAACAACAACGCATGTACCAGCAAGCAGCCAGAGAAGGTGCTCAAGCCGCTGGTCGGATTGGAGGAAATGCTGCCATTGCATCTGAGATCATGGGCCGTGAGGACATCATGGCGCGGAAGCGAGCAGAAGCGGCACAAGCTGGAGCTAATGCCTTTAATATGGCAGGTCAGTTTTACACCGCGCCCGGACTCCAGCTTCTTGGTAGCCAGCCTCTTTCTTACCAAGTTGGAAACCAGATGATGGGCCTTGGACTTAACGCTATCGGTGCTGGTAAACCTCAACTTTTTGATGTTGGATCTGCGCTTAACCTTGGCGCTGCTAATAGGCAGAACATCATGAATGCACAAGCGGCCAACGCGCAAGCCAAAGCAACATATTCTTCTGGATTATATAGTGGACTTGGATCTGCTATTGGAGGTATAGGCGGGTTTTTCTTAGGCGGCCCAGCTGGAGCTGCCGCTGGAGCCTCGCTTGGTGGAGCCGCTGGTAAATCAATGGGTTAA